CCCCCCGGTCAGGAAAACGAGTTTCCGTTGAGATCCCATGGACCGGGGAGGGGGGATGACAAAACATATTTCGCGCAGTTCCACGTGAGGCGGGGAGGTGATGGTGTGGTCAAACGAGCAGACATCAAACAGGATCTCCTAGACCAGTTGGAGCGCAACGGCGTATACGGCAGTCATTATACAGACCTGATCAATGACTACATGGCCCTGTGGGACATCAAAAATGATCTCATAAAAGACATTAAGGAACGCGGGGTATCTACAAGGTATCAAAACGGTGAGAACCAGTGGGGCTACAAGAAAAATGACAGCATCCCCGAGCTAAACCGCACCAACGCCCAGATGCTGAAGATACTCAATGAGCTGGGACTGAAGGCCTCTAAACTAGAAGCAGTTGATGCAGATGACGGAGAAATGTAGACGGCGCGACTATCACCCGCACATTGACAACTACATGGACGATATCCGCACCGGCAAGATCCCGGCTTGCAAAGAGCTTCTGCAGGCCATGGACTACATCGAGACCAAGCTCGATGACCCGGATGTGTTTATCGACCACAAGAAGATGGCCAAAGCAGTAGAGTTAATCGAGCGCTACTTTGAGTTTGGGCTCCTGAACTGGGAGCTTTTTATATTGGCGCTGATCCATTGCTACTACAAGAGCCAGGACGCGGTTGTCTTTGACGAGATCTTTATCATGATGGGGCGCGGGAATGGCAAAAACGGCTTTATCTCCGCTCTGGCCTGGTATCTGACTACCCACTACCACGGCATACGCGGTTACAACGTAGACATAATTGCCAACTCAGAGGATCAGGCAAAGACGAGCTTCATGGATGTCTATGAGGTTCTGGAGCGAACGTGGACCAAATCGCAGCGGTTTTTCTACAAGAGCAAGCAACTAATTAGGAACAAGCTGACTCGCAGCTACATCAAGTATAACACGTCGAACGCGAAGACCAAGGACGGCAAAAGGTCCGCCTGCCTGATATTTGATGAGATCCACGAATACGAGGACTGGAAAATGATTGGAGTCTTTCGGTCTGGTTTCGGCAAGCGCAAGCATTCCAGGACGTTTTACATCACGACTGACGGATACGTGCGCCAGGGCGTGCTCGACGATCAGAAAGAGCTTGCTGAGAAGGTCCTCGCCGGGGAGCGTACGAGCCTTGGATTCCTGCCTCTGATTTGGAAGATTGACGAGCGGGAAGAGGCCAGGAATCCCGACATGTGGGTAAAGGCGAATCCATCACTGCCATACTTCCCAGAGCTTCGGAAAGAGCTGGAGAAGAGCCTTGTCTTGATGGAACACCGACACCAGGAAGCTATTGACTTTTTGACGAAGCGCATGAATCTGCCCACCGAGGAGGCCTATGCCGCGGCCGTCCCCTGGGAGAAGATCCAGGCAACCAACAGGCCGATCCTATACGACGAACTGAAAGGCTTGCAGTGCATTGGGGCTGTTGACTATGCGCAAGTGACGGACTTTGCAAGTTGCGGGCTACTGTTCAAGCACAAAGGCCTGAGATATTGGATTGAGCATACGTTTGTCTGCCATCTAGCCCTAAGAGTGGAGAGCAGGCCGATTAAGTTCCCGGTTCAGGAAATGGCTGACCGGGGCTTGATTACGATTATTCGTGAGGATTCAATCACGCCTGATTACATCGTGCAGTGGTTTTTGGAGCAGGCGAAGCGGTATCACATCATTGATATCGTGGCAGATGCGTTCAGGATTAGCTTGCTTGAGTCCGAGTTCCAACTGCACGGCCTGCCGCTCAATCAGGTCAGGAGCGGACCGCCTACTCATGCAAAAGTGGCGCCGCTCATCGAGTCTATGTTTGCCGAAGAGAAGATTGTCTTTGGCGATAACCCGACCATGCGCTGGTATGTCAGCAACACGTACCAGGAGCTAGACGCAAAGGGAAACACGACGTACAAGAAGATCGAGCCGAAGACCCGTAAGACTGACGGGTTTTTTGCTTTAATACACGCGCTGAGCAAGGACGGCGAGCTTCCGGAAGCACGGGATTACGTCCCGATGCTTGATGTATACACCTATTGAGGGGGGTGAGTGCTTGAGCCTATGGGACACATTTCTAAGCTGGTTTAACAAGGACACAAAGACGCTGCCTCTTGATGCCATCATCGGGGAGCTTGCCACCGAGGTGTATTTCAAGGAGCTTGCGATCCAAGCCTGCGTGAACCTGATCGCAAATACCGTGGCCAGGAGTGAATTTCGGACCTACGAAGAGGGCAAGGAGGTCCGGAAGGACAACTACTACCTCTTCAACGTCGAGCCGAACCTCAACAAGTCAGCATCTAAGTTTTGGCGCGATGTAGTTGCAAGGCTGGTTTACGACAATGGCTGCCTGGTGGTGCAGTATGATAATCGCTTTTATGTAGCCGACAGCTACCAGGTGCAGAAGTTTGCTTTTCGCGATTACATCTACACCGACGTGACTGTGGACGATTTCCGGTTGAATCGGAGCTATGACGAGAGCGAAGTCTTTCATTTTGAGCTGCACAACGAGAAGATCAAGACGGCCATTGACGGGCTTTACCAGTCTTATTCCAAGTTGATTGCAGCGAGTCAAAACAGGTATAAGAAGGGTGCTGTCCGGCGTGGGGCCTTGACCGTGCCGACAACCTATCCGCAGACAGAGGAAGCGCAAGATGCCCTCAAAGACTTGCTAGATAGGCGGTTCAAGAAGTTTTTCTCAGCTGAAGGCGATGCGGTCATACCGCTAACCAACGGCATGACTTACACAGAGGCGGTAGGCGAACGATCCGGAGGCACAAAAGGCAGTCTCGAAGGCCGTGACATTCGGGCGTTTGTTGATGACATCTTTGATTTTGTGGCGATCGCTTTCCAAGTGCCACCGCAGCTCCTCAAAGGCAACGTGGCCGACACTGACAAGGCGGTCAACAACTTCCTGACGTTCTGTGTTAACCCGTTGGCCGAGCTGTTGACGGACGAGATCAACCGCAAGATGTATGGCAAGCGGGCTTACTTGGAGCGCACATACATGACGCTTGACACTAGCTATATCAGGGCTGTTGACATCAAAGACATTGCCAATGCTCTGGACGTGCTGATCAGGTGTGGCGCCTATAGCATTGATGACTGTTTGATGGCTATGGGTATGGAGCCGCTTAACACCGAGTGGAGCAGGGCGCGGTGGATGACCAAGAACTACGAGCCGATTGAAGTGGCTTTTGAAGGGGGTGGTGAGGATTAGAAAATATTACTCGCTAGCAACAAAAGACCGGGAGGCGTCGATTTACATTTTCGGCGACATTGTGTCGTGGGAATGGACAGAGAGCGATGTGTCGAGTTACACGCTGGCCAAGGAGATCGAGGGGCTGGATGTTGATGTTATCAATGTCTATATCAACTCATACGGCGGAGAGGTGGCTGAGGGGCTGGCTATCTATAACCAGCTGAGACGGCACAAAGCGAAAGTCAAGACCTATTGCGAGGGGTTTGCTTGCTCTGCTGCAAGCGTAGTGTTCATGGCCGGCGATGAGCGAATCATGTCAAATGCGTCTTTGCTAATGATTCACAACGCGTGGATGCTCACCTGGGGAGACCAGAACGAGCTAAGAAAATACGCGGACGACTTAGAGACCATTAACGCTGCAACAATCCAGGCATACATGAACCACATCAGCATCAGCGAAGAAGAGTTGAAGGCCATGATGGATGCGGAAACGTGGATCTCAGCTGCCGATGCGCTAGAGAAGGGCTTTGCTACTGCGGTTGTGAACCCGGCCGCAACTGATAAGGCAGCAGCGAGCCTGCGTCTACGCAAGCAAATGGCTGACATGATCTTGAATCAGCAGTCGAGTCGGCAGTCTACGGGAGGCTTTATCAGCGAAGGCAAGGCGAATATCGACCTGAGCATGGGCGGGCTGACTACAGCGCTGGAGGCCCGGCTGAAAGAGCTGATAGCCCAGAAGTCGGGGCATGGACCAGATCCAACGCCTACGCCTGAGCCTGAGCCAGAACCCGAACCGGAGGACAACAAGCCTAAAAATCTAATGGCGGCACTCTTTGCCGCGGAGGGGGATTAACCGTGAAGAACATGGATCTGCTGGTAAAGCAGAAGAATGAGATTGTTGCGAAGATCAACCAGGCCATGAAAGATGGCGACGAGGCGGCCTTTGCCGCAGCGTTCACGGAGTACACCGACATGCTGCAAGAGGCTGTCATGGCCGAGGCTAAAGGCCTCGTGCAGGCAACTGACAACCAGATCCTCGCTGGCCGCGGCGTGAGGGTACTGACGAGCGAGGAACATCAGTACTACCAGAAGCTCATCGAGGCTATGAGGTCAGACAGCCCCAAGCAGGCTCTGAGCG